AGAGCATGCATTTTCGGATCATACATTCTATTTTCCTGGAAAAATAAAGTGGTCGGATATGGAAGTTACTCTTGTCGACCCTGCTGGGAAAGATGATGTTGTGCACAAAACACTTGATTTGATAAGTAAAGCAGGTTATAAAATACCAACCAGAGATGGTTTAAGTACCGACCAAGCTTTTGAAACATTTACCAAAGCAAATCTAGTAAAGAATAATGGTGAGGTTATCCTAGAAACACAAAACCCAGATGGAAAAGTTATTGAAAGATGGGAATTGAAAAATGCATTTGTTACAAATGTAAAGTTTGGAGATTTTGATTATTCATCTGATGACATGAGAGAAATTTCTTTAACCCTCAAATATGACTGGGCTGCTTGTACGTTTGGAGCAGGTTCAGAAGTTACAGGTCAAAAAGATTTCTTTACCAATGGATAGAAAATGGCTTTTTGGATATCACCAGAAATAAAAATATTAAACAAGTTTAAATATTCAATTGAGATACAAGGTTTGGGATATCAATGGTGGACAAAAACTGTTCAATTTCCTAAATTATCACAAGAAAAAGGAGAAGGCATAACCGGTTTTGGAGGAAACTCTGTTTACAAGCCGGGACCTACTAAATGGCAACCCATAACTTTTACCTTTGCTGATATCCTTATTAACAAAAATGAAATAGAAGGATTGGGACAAACAATATCAACGCAAATGTTGTGGTTTTCGATAGCTGATATACTAGATTCTTTTCAACAAGATTCTGGTTTTTTAGTTTCTAGAGGGGAGGGCTACTTTAAAAGCCCAATTCCGTTTGAAACTTTAACAAATATGCTAAATACAGATAAAGATAAACTTGGAGAAATAAGAATTCACAAACATTACCACTTAGAGGGTAAAAAAGGAATTATAGGCTCAGGTCTTGATAAGGAATCAATTGTAGAGTCTTGGAGAATAAATGATATAATAGTTTCAGAATTAGACTTCGGACAAGGAGACTATTCATCCGATGATTTAAATGAAATATCGGTTACCTTGTCATATGATATAGCGAACCTATATTATAAGAATTTGGATGGTAAGACAAATGTAGATACGATAGCAAAAGATTTCGGAAATCGACACAATGAAATTAAAAAAGAAAAAGCACAAGCCAAAAAAGCAAGAATAACAAAAAATTGGAAAACATCATACTAATAGGAGATTAAATGAGTAGAAACAATCAAGACAGAACAGGTACACCTCCACCTCAAGCAGAGGCCCCACCAACAAACAACCCGCTACTAAACTTTGTAAAACCAACTCACTTTGTTGAGTTACCATCCAAAGGAAAAGGATATCCAGAAGGACACCCTTTAAATTTGAAAGAAACAATAGAAGTTTATCAAATGACCGCTAAAGATGAGGATATTTTGACCTCAGAGGCATTGATAAAACAAGGAGTTGTTTTGGATAGATTTATCGAAAATATTGTTCTAGATAAGTCGATAAACTTGAACTCTCTTTTGCTTGGAGATAAAAACGCTATCCTCGTTGAGTCAAGAATATTGGGATATGGTCATGAATATAGTGCAGAAATGATTTGTCCAAATTGTTTTACTAATTGCACAATAGATTATGATTTGGGAGATAGAAAACTATATTTTGGATCCGACAAGGAAACAAATGAAAATGGAAACTATTCATTAAAGCTACCAGAATCTGGTGTTGAATTAGAAGTTCGACTCTTGACCTCTGAAGATGAGGCAAAAATGATTAAGCGAAACACAAATACAAAAAAGAATAAATCAGCCAATTCTTTGGTTACAGATCAATATAAATTGATGATATCATCAGCTAATGGTATAACAGACAGACCACAACTTAATGAGTTTGTTGAAATGATGCCTTTGAAAGACTCTTTAACATTAAAAAAGTTTTATAGAGAAATTACTCCAAATGTAGAATTAAAGTTTGATTTTACATGCAAGTCTTGTGAATATGAGCAAGAACTGGAGGTTCCGCTTGGGGCGGAGTTTTTTTGGCCTAAACAGTAATTACTCCGAACAACTTTATGAACAGATATTTCTGATGAAACACTATGGCGGCTGGTCATTCACAGAAGCGTACAATCTTCCTGTTGGTTTGAGAAACTGGTTTTACCAAAGATTGGTAAAACAATACGAAGAAGAGAACAAAGCCGCCGAAAACGCAAGAAAGAAAGCCCGATAATAAATCGGGTTTTTTTATTTACACTATTTATAGTAACGAGGACTACATTATGGAATTAGATTTTACTAAAAAGAGACTTTTAACTGAAAGTTGGATGAGAGCTTTTGCTGATTGGAACAAAACATTTCTAAAATATTTATATGGAAATGATGTTACCATGACTGCTGATTTAAAGGCTCACCAAATGCTTGAGGAAGACGAAGAAGGCCCCAAACTCAAGTTTGTTATACGAGGAGAGGTGGAAGACGTCAAAGCCTATTCTCGAGCAATTATGGCCGAGAAAGAATATCTTGACAATTTCGTTCGTTATGATAGAGAACATCCAAGAACACAAAAAGCAAAAGAATTGCTAGACCAAGCGGTTGATCACTTTGAACAAGTTACTCACATCACTTGGCCTTTTAAAGATGAGGGTTAGTAAATGCCATTGAATGAAAAAGAAAAAGAAGAATTAGAACTTCTTAGGGCAAAACAACAAGAAGAAAAAAGAGAGAAAGAAAAAGAACAAAGAAAAGAGACAATAGCTCTCTTGGAAAAACAACTTCTTCTTGAACAAACTCTTGGCGACGTTCGTGATGCTGCCCATACAAAGCAAAAATTAGTTGTAAATCTTCTAAAACAAGCAAAGGATTTAGAAAACGATAAAGCTTTTGCAATTAAAACTGCCAATGAATTGGACCAGATGAGTGCAGAACAGCTGGAGAAATATAATTCTGAAAAGAAAGAACAACAAAGAAAACTTGATGAGATAGTAGCTAGCTTGAAGGAGCAAGGGGTTGTGGTTGAAGCCACTTTAAATAATTTTGAAGACATAACTACAAAATTAAAAGAACAATCAAAAATCCAAGATAAGATGGAAAAATGGGCAGGGAAATACGAGTCCATAATTGGAGGCGTTGCATCAAAAATAGGAATAGGGAACTCACTCCTTGTTCAGACAGCAAAAAAATGGGGAGAAATAGCAAATGAAGTAAATACTAGTGAAGAAGCCGCAAAGGAGTTTGCAAAACAAATACAACAAACTTTTTCCGCTGCTAACATTGCTGCTTCTTTGTTTGAATCTTTTGTTGGAATGGCGGTTGCAATGGACAACGCCTCAACAAAAATGGCAGCTGCAACAGGTGCCGGGCATAAATTCAGAGACTCTCTAGTAGACATTAGAACTCAAGGTTTTTCCGTTGGTAGGTCTATTGAGAACATATCCGAGACATTAACATCTTTTAACGACAACTTGATTGGATTTAACTCTATATCTCAAAATTCAATAGAATCTCTTGGAGGTCTAGGAGCAGATCTAAAACGTCTTGGTGTATCTGGTGATGAATTTACCAAATCTTTGAATATAATGACCAAATCCATGGGAATTTCAAACAAACAAGCAGGTAAGTTTACAAAAGAATTGGCCATGATTGGTACCAATATTGGAATATCTTCTCAAAAAATGATTAAAGACTTTTCCTCCGCCTCTTCAGTACTAGCAGTTCACGGTAACCAGTCAATAAAGGTTTTTAAGAATTTAGCAGCAGCAGCTCGAAATACCGGTATGGAAATGAGTGAGTTATTATCAATTGCTTCGAAGTTTGATACATTCTCAGACGCAGCGGAAACCACAGGAAAATTAAACGCCATATTGGGCTCTCAAATGTCTGCAACAAAAATGTTAATGATGACTGAAGATGAGAGGATCGAATCTCTTATAAAGACAGTAAAAACACAAGGTGTTGCTTTTAACCAAATGGATCGATTTACTCAAAAAGCAATTGCTAATGCTGCTGGTATTACAGATATGGCTAAAGCGAACCAAATCTTTGGAATGTCTCTTGGGCAATACAAAAGATCCCAAGCAGAAATGAGAAAACAAGAACAAGTTCAACA